GTTGATTGTGAGGTCAATATCGCTGATGAAGTGAACGACAGTACTGCATATGCCTTTTGGCAGTCTGCAGCTGACAATTTTGAACAGATGAATCTTAGATGTAAGAAACTCTCTGTCAACTTAGGTCGGTATGTCAGTTCATTCCAGAGGTTTTTCTCTAAAATACCTCTCCCCTTACACCTGAACAAGGAAATGGGCGGCTTCGGACTCCCCGGTGCAGACGTGACATCTGTCGCCCGGTTGAGAAGTCCTTTTAAGCAATCGCGACAAGGGTCGTGTGTACTCGGAGAAGCTTATTTTTCCGGGGGCATGGCTTCTGTCTTTGATGACGGACTCTATCCCGATTTTCTCGAAAGAGCGAAGTGGGTTGGAAGACGTCTCAGGGGCAAGGTCATTCCCTCGGCCGAGTGCCGTCACTTCCAGTTGGTCTTTCCAGACTGGAATGTGATTTACGATCCTTGGGGGCGTAGCTCAAAGAAGCTGCAAGAGCCAGAGAGCCAGTGGACGGTGACGACTTGTGGGCGGACGGTGTCACTGTCGGGAGGTGAGGACGAGGACAGTCCTCAGGGAGAATCCACTGTAGAGTGGTTTAGTGATGGCGAGTACATCTCTTCACGTTCTGAATCCGAGATTGACTGCATATATGCTTGTCGTGATCTCGTGAAACAGAGCGCACAGGGGTTTTGGGCGGCTTTCGATAGCTGCCGATACGACTGTGTAGATTGAGTAGTACGAAGATGGAGAGAGCTAGTTCAGTTTTAGTGGTCCTAGTGACATGATGTTTGTATTCATGTATTTAGGGCAGAATAGTCAATTAATACCATAATGTCAAGTATTTATAAAACTATGCTTGAAGATGTTGGATCACAATTGGCCGTGTCTCTGAACTTGCTTGGCTACGGTTTTTCTTTCCGTGTCTTGCCTACCTTTCCCCTCAATGTCTATGTCGGTAAGTACCGAGTTGGATTTGAAACTTGATAAGTTCAATTCAGTGCTCGGCACGACATTCATTCTGTGGGATTGGACTCTTCCATTCCTAGTCAGCTCAAACGTAAGATTGATGCCACTATCACTCTCCTT